GATCTACACTCTTTCCCTACACGACGCTCTTCCGATCTCCGCCTTTCTTCCCGTCCTTCGTCGCTGCATTCGATGTATTAAAACGCAACTCTGATTGCGTAGTGCAATTTGTTATCAACTCTTTTGTAACATTGAATTTCCCATAGAATTTGCGATTTTCATGCAACATGTCGTAAACGACTTTGAAAGAATCCTTTGCCTGAGATTCGCAGTTCGCTACGATATCGACATGATAATTTTTGACACCATAAAGCGGTGTCTGTAGGAAATTCGCCAATGGCATCATGAAACCATCTTTGCCATTTCCGCGCCCCATCATAATGAAGAAGGTACCGAACAACGGTGTATCATCGATATACATAAATACGAATGCATATACAAACTTTTGATACGGAAACAACGGATAATAATTCTTCTCACAGTATCGTATACAGTTGTGATACATTCCTTCATCGAAGAATATATCTGTCCTTTTCAATGTCGGTAATACGATGTTGTTGATCAACCACTTTCGTTTCTTGTTGATCTTTTTTGGATGTTCCTTGACATAGGTGATGTAATCATCTATCTCCTTAACAGTAATCATTTACATCATCTTCACCTCCAATCGTAGGCTCGGTCAATCCTACATCAGACAGCAGCTTCAACATCTGCGCCGTGACCTTCAGTAGGCTTGCTACACTGTCGTTCGTTTTCTCAACCTCTTTACCATTCCCATTAACTGTCGTGTATCTGATACCCATCTGTTTGATATCTTTTTGCAGCTTTTTCTTCAATTTCCATAAATAAATATAGTCTTCTATCAGGTCGTCGAAGTACATCCCTGTTTTCTTCAAACTCTGTAATTGTCCTTTTAAATCAGCCTTTATCAACGTTTCCTTGGTCGCTGCCATATGCTCACCCCTCTCATGCGCGCGATATCCTTCCACAGTCGTTGCCATACCCCCGCTTTCCAAGACGATGCGCTGCTCTGAGAATCGACCGGGGGGTGTCACCAGCGCTCCTCATTCAATTTCTTTTTTGGCTGGTTGAATTTTTTTGGTGTACGCTCGTGAATTATGTCATGACATGAATGGCATAAGCTGATCAGGTTATCATCCTCCAGCATAAGCGTGGGATCATCTTTCATCTCCACCTTGTGATGCACGGTGTTTGCCCTGGCCAGCTTTATCCGTTTCAAAGGTCCACCGGCTTTATATTTTCCTATGCAGCGTTGACATTCATAGTTGTCACGCTTTAATATTTGCTTGCGCTTCTCTTTCCATTCTGGTGTGGTATATAACCGATCTGTATTGCCTGCCAGTATATCCTGGTATACTTCATCCTTCATACGCTTATGATACAGTCACCTCCCTGGCCATTGCTGAAATTATAAGCAGCACAGCCAGCTTTTACAATCCACCATCTTGTCACCTGTTTTGTATACTTTTTGTTTCCTTTTCGTATAGCTTCTGTCACTGCTTTGATATATCTTCTGTATGTTTCCGTAAAAAAAAGATGCAAAACTTTATGCATCTTTTTTTGTTTCCATAATCTCTTTCATGATATCATCCGCATACATGACATCTATTATCCGATCAATAAGCTTATTGCGCTTGTCATATACTGTCTTTCTTGAATACGGCAGCTTCTCTATGATCTCATCCATCTTCATCTTCCGGAAGTATCGCATCTCTATTATAGGATAGTATTTATCATCACGTATCCTGTCGATTGCTTTGTCCAGTTGTGGATATCTTGTCTTCTCACAGTCATGATGGATATACAATAATTTCTCCACTGTCCGGAAACGGTTATCTCTCTTTCTGTCTTCGCTCACGCTCTTCCTCCACCTTTCTGATCAGCGTTTCTGATGGCTTCCAGTCAAAGCCATATTGTTGTCGGAAAGCATCCTTGTCCGGTGTCTGCGCCCACTCTCTGGCCAGTTGTAACCCGTCGTAGGAATCTACATGTCCAGATTCCCATGTGACCACTACCATATCATCAAATGGCGTTTGCACATACACTGCCGTATCTGACATTCTGCGTACTTCCTCCACAGCATCCTCCGGTGTTATGACATCATTCATCACATTCAACATAATATTCGCATGCTTCATCATCTTTTTTTCTGGCAGTTTCATATTTATGGCAATAGCCTTTTGCGTAATAGACGCATGTTTTGCATGCAGCTTTCTTTTCCGGAAATTTAAATTCCGTGCACGGTGCGCAAATCGTTCTCAGCCCCTCGCTCTCCTCATCGTATACCTCCGCTCTGATACAGCTGACTTTCGTTTCCTTATCTCTATATTGGCATAGATTCAACACTATCTTATATAGCTTCCCATGAAATTCCATATCATGAGAATCTCTAAATTCATCATAATTCATCGTCTTATTCCCTCCTGTTGTGCAATATTCCTGTATACCTGCAGCCTTCCATTGACAACCTCCATTGCCGCAATCTCTTCTCTGGTCTTTCTTAATTCTGTTTCGATGGATGCAGCGTGCAGATCCGTTTCCTTCATCCGCTGGGCTTCGTATTCCAGTGTATTGAGATAGGTTGTTTTCTCAACGATGATGTTTTGCATGATTTCCATTGCTTCTTCCAGTGTCATTTTCCTTGTTTCCTCCTATTTAAATATGTTACATACACTATAAAACTGTAACGTATTTTCAGGTGCCTTATGATGTACGTATTAGCTGATGTATAAAGGCTTTACGCTCATTTTACGGTGTTCTTTATCAAAAAATATGTGCAAACTTTTTCATTTCCGATTTTTCTGTCTTGCCATGTGCAGGAACCATTCTTTCCAGCATTCCTCGTTTGACATCCTGCATATGTCTTTCCTGCAACAGCTAGGTGTAAATGCGTATATGGATTTTGGACATTCGCAATCATTTACCAGTTTTCCTTCTGTGTTTTCATATTCAATGCGGTTGCATGCTCTTGTGAGCGCATCGTCCAATATAGTTATATTGTCAGCAATATTCTTTAAATTTTCGTCGCAGACATCCCAGTTATAGTACACCATGTGGATATATGATATCAGTTCATCCTTTTTTAGCGACTTTAATGTGCTATCACTATGCAATTTAAAATGCTGAAACTCATCTGTGTTATCCTGATCAGCAAACTGTTTTTCCAATACTTCACAATGTTCAATCAGCTCTCTTAATGGTTTCAAATACTCATCTACCTCTTCATACGGATCCATGCATAAACACGTTAATTCGATTTCTTCATATAGCTTTTTATATTTGTTCATTACTTAAACCCATTCCCTTCGTATTGTGCAAAGTAAGAATCCTTTATTTTCCCACACTTGCTACAAACACAGAATCTTTCTTCGCCTTGAATATTGGCAAACATCTCGTGTTTCACATACCAGTTATAATCGTGCTTGCATCGTCTCTGTTTCATCCATAATCTAAGCTTTTTCAACATCTTTTTTATCTCCTTCGTATGTTTTCGGCAGCTCCTGCCATGCGATCACTTTCCATTTTTCCATATCAATGCATTTATTATTACAATGCCATTGCTTTCCGTATCCATATCCCGTGAATATCATTTCTACCTTCCGCTGTCCATATTCATTTTCTAATGTCGCTAACACTTTGTATCCTGCAAAGACTGGCATCATCTCTTTTGCAGGTATCCATTTAAAGTATTCCTCTATCGTTTCGCAATGATCGATCAGCTCCTGTAATCTCTCAATGCTTGAGCAATAACATTCATCTCTATCCTCGCAGCATCTTTTAATCGTATTCAGTGATTCTTGATATTTGTTCATTTTTTTGCTCTCCTCTATGCTTAAAGCATGTTTTACCATTAATGATTTTAAATTCACACCAATTCGCGTTATAATCAGCTTTTAGTGTTGCTATCATAGATGGCTTTGGTTGCGCATAATATGTTTCACAATGATCAAGGATTTCGTCAACCGTTACCCATCCTCTGTTTTGCATATACCGTTTAACTCGTTTCATCATGTACGAATATCGTGTTATAGTTTCACCACCTTTAGATCCGGCTATATTTTCATGGCTAAATTCTTCGATATGTTTACGTATATACTCAACCCATACCTTTTTAGCATGATTAAATTTAGCTGGATAGATGATAGTTGCCTGATCACCACTAACCTCTATTAAACCTATTCTTTTAGGTTTTAAAAACTGATAATATATCCAGTGATATGAGGCTTTTAAACGAGGTATAGCGATATACACATATTGAGCATATTGTAAACTTCTATACGCTTGTTCGATTAACTTGAATGACAGTTGCACTTTCATTTCAACAATAATATTTGCCGGCCCCTTTATTCCCAACATATCTACATTCATGATTTCTGCATAAACTTCATCGCAAAATATTTGAGATATTAAAAGGTTTTTCACTGGTTCATGCATCTCTGTTTCTTTCATTTCTGCTCTCCTTTACCCTGTATTTCAATCAATATAACCCCATATTATAAAGATTGGATTTTCCTTCAAATAAGCCTATAAACAAAGGCTTTTCTTCACTTTTTACCACCTTCATACTTTTGGAGTTTTTTACGTACCTTTCTGGACTTTTTCATCCAGTTGCTTTCTTTTCCATTTTTCACTCTCTTTCTTTTCCTAGCCGCCTATATAGATAGACTGGCGTGTCTTTTGGACGTCGTTTGCATCCCACATAATATACAGCAGCGTCGTCGAAGAATCACTATGGTTATACATTTTCTGGAGCGTCAGCAGCTTTCCACCATTTCTATAGTACATGTATCCAAATGTTTTACGCAGGCTGTGCATCGCGAAATTATACGGTATGTTGCATTCTTTTTTTATATCATCCATGATGCGGTCAGCCTGCTGGCGGCTGATTGCTCGTATTACACCATCCTTTCTTTGCGACGGGAACAGATATTCATGTTCCGTTAGACCAAGCGTGTCAGCGTATTTCTGGACGTCCTGCACAAATTTTTTATTCAGCGGGAATATCTGTTGTTTCCCCGTCTTGTTTTCTTTAATGTGCATATGGCCACCGATGATGTCACCTACTTCCAGCTGCAGCAGGTCTTCGGTCCTAAACCCTACGTTGATTGCGACCATGAACAACATATAATTGCGATAATATGTTTCATATCGTCTCAGCTGTCCTTTCTGCTTTGCACGATCACGCTTTACCAATAGATATTTTGATATCCTGTGCAGCTCTTTCTCATCCTTGATCGGCAGCGTTTGCTTTTTACCCTTGGTCTTGTATTTGATATGGCGCGTCTGCTGGCGGTCCCTGTAGCTTGTTTTCCCCATATCTCTTCTACCTATAATCTAAACTCCAGCTCTTTGCCAATTAGTCTAAGATAGCGGTATTCTTCACCTTCCATTAGATAATAGGTTATGTTCGTCCACCCTCCTGCATCGTGATCGAAGCGATGATATACGATATCTCCATCATCATTCATAAACGGTGCTGTATAGCTGTCAAATGCCGGAGCGCCTTGCGAACAGTATGTCATGACTTCTTTTTCAAGCATTGGATCGTATATCTTACCCCATTCTCTGGCATTTACCCAGGATAAAAACTTTCCACGCTCATCCGATGCCAAAGCCTGCCCGCACTCCCTACAATATTTGTCTGACTTTTTCACCCAAATTCCGCAGGTCGGGCATTTTGCGATTACAGTAGTTCCTTTTTTAAATATTGCGCAGCCTATTTTAACATCTCTTTTCAACGTATCAACACATATCATTTTAGGCATCATACGATCTAATGCCGGTTTGATATCGTCTACAAGCTTATACAAGTCTTTTGCGGAGCACGGCTGCCCTATCATGCTATCTAGCTCTGCGCATGCATCCATAGCTTTTATGACAATATTCTTTTCTTTTTCATCCACTTCTGTTTTCCTCCTTTGTAAAATCAAACAAGCTCGGCATGTCTCTCTGATCCTGTGCATCCTTACAGTAACCTACTCCATCACGAAAGTAGTCCTGTGACAGCTCGATACCATATCCTTTTCGGTCCATCTTGATGGCCATCATTGGTACTGTAAACAAGCCGGCAAATGGATCAAGCACAGTATCACCTGTATTGCTGTAGCGGTTTATGATCCGCTCTACAATATCCAACTGTAAAGGGCATACATGCATCTGGACCTGCCGCCGGCTCTGCTCTGTGTTGAGCGTCCGCATACGATTGATATCGTCCCACACCTCATCTGTCCAGCTGCCTGGTGCAACGACCATGAAAGATGCCGGCAGTTTGTCCTGTACATCCAGCTGCTGCGCTATCTCACAATGCTCATGGTAATCAAGATCGGAAGAGCACACGTCTGAACTCCAGTCACACAGTGATCTCGTATGCCGT